CTCCTTGTCAAATCAAGTTTTGGTTTTTCTACGACAAGGAGGAACCCCAGACAGTGCCTACACCTACCGCCAGCGGCGATTTCCTGCAATATGGAAACACTTCGATCGGATTTGGAAACAGACTATTCGATCACCTCGCACCTGTCAATGAGGACCGCTATCGAGTCCTCTGCACCCGCACCGTGAAGGTTGGCTACGCTGAATACGGCGGCACGGGAGCTACTGGCTCTCTTCCGCTTCAGGGCAACCTGACTAACAACGACTTCAAGCTCAACGCTAAGGTTGTTGTTGACCTCACTCCGTACTGTGTGAAGAATGTGGTGTTTCGCGACACTTCTGCCACTCCCACCACTCGCGGCATCTTTATGATGGCCGAGCCTGTATATGCAAACGGAGCAGCTATCTCAGCAACCACGATTCCATGCCGTATGAATTGGCTACAGGAAGTCAACTATGAAGACGCCTAAAGAAGAAATGCACACAGGGGGTCTAGGCTTAGTATTACCCTAGACCCTCTGTGCAATTGTGCAGTACAGGGTTAGTCCAAAGTGTGTCTCTTGAAGATCCGCTTGTAATGCGGTATCTGGAAAGGGCTAGAATCATAGGATGTAAGCGTTTGTACTGCACTGCACAAATAATCAATGGAGCGTGCTAGAAGTTTTTGCTTTACTTTGAACAATTACACCGAAGAAGAGGTGGAACAGGTGAAAACGTGGGACTGCAAATATCTTATCTTCGGTAAAGAAGTAGGAGAATCAGGCACGCCACACCTACAAGGATATGTGTCTCTGGCGAATGCCAAGACACTAACAGCACTGAAGAAGCTACAAGCTCGTGCTCATTGGGAGATTGCTCGGGGTACACCAAAGCAAGCTTCCGAGTACTGTGAGAAGGACGGGGACGTCTTCGAAAAAGGGACCAGGCCGCTGAGCCGAGCCGAAATAGGCCAGAAAGAAGCCGACCGATGGGAGGGAGCATACAAAGCAGTAGAAGATGGACGTCTGGAGGACGTTCCCAAGGATATCTTATGTACGAAGTTGAAGAATATAGAGTATGCAGTTGAGAGGATCCGTGTCGCAAAGCGTAAGCTGGATACTCTTGAAGGTGACTTGGACCACGAGTGGTACTATGGACCGACCGGAACCGGTAAGTCCAGAAAAGCTAGGGATGAATATCCTGAAGCTTACATCAAGGACCCCAAGAACGCTTGGTGGGACGGATACAAGGGAGAAGAAGTCGTGATCATCGACGATTTCGACAAGTTCCAGGTCAAGCAAAGCGGTGACCTGAAACGATGGTTGGACCGATACGTGTTCAAGGCAGAAGTGAAGGGCGGATATGTTGGAGACATTCGCCCTAAGAAGATCATCATCACGTCGAACTATCACCCCAGAGAAATCTGGGAAGAGACCGACATTACACTTAGCACGGTTATGCGCCGTGTTAAGGTTACGCATTTTCCTGGCCCACTAGCCGCGCCCGGATCAGGCGACGGAGGAGCCCCGGCGCGCGGCCTTAGGTTCGTGGCTCCCAGCCTACAAACCACCCAGCAGCCCCAGATCGTATCCTCGCGTGGCGAAGACCCTGCTAGTCCTAATAGATTTACAAGCCTGCCTAGTAGGTTTGTGTAAATCTTCATAATTAATTACCATGTATCGCAAGAAAACTTCCAGACGTTCGTACAAGAAGAAAGCGTATAAGCGTAAGTCTTATGCAAGAAAGGCTCCTGCCAGAAAATCCTCTCTTAAGAGGATGGTAAAGCGTGAGATATCTCGCAATATCGAGGACAAGACGTTTCAGGTGTTCAATGACGCCCATGATATCGTCCCGTCCAACTCGGCGGGGTTTGATTCTCAGATCATCCCCGTCAGCCCCTTCAGCAGCGCCTTCCTGACCATCACGCAGGGAACTGGACAGGGACAGCGTATTGGTAACCGGATCAAGATCAAGAAGCTGAAGTTCAGCGCGATCGTGTATCCTCTGCAGTACAACGCGACTACGAATCCCACCCCCGCTCCTTGTCAAATCAAGTTTTGGTTTTTCTACGACAAGGAGGAACCCCAGACAGTGCCTACACCTACCGCCAGCGGCGATTTCCTGCAATATGGAAACACTTCGATCGGATTTGGAAACAGACTATT